GTGCTCTGCTGTTAGGGGCTTATAACCCCCACCAGGACTCCGCTCGTAGATTCCATTTAACTTGCGTTTTGCCTAAGCCCTGGGGAGGAGCGGTAAGCTTCGTCCATTATTTAAGGTTCTAAAGATAAGGAGGGGTGCTTCTATCGTTGACACTTAGCTGGCTTCCTAATACCAGCCCCCGTCCTCTTAATCTAGATAATCTCCGTTACTAATGTGCTCGATGTAGTCATTCAGCTTCTCATTGATCGCTGTGGCTAATTCTTGCGCCGTCTTGATTTCTTCTTCCCAGTCCTTGCGCTCATAGGTGAAGATTTTCAGTTGATATCTCTCATCTATGAATCTTGGGTCGTAGAGCGCAACATAGAGGCGTTCTAGCTTCGGATTGTTGAAGTAGTTCATGAATTGAGCGAAGTATTCGCTCGGAGCTTCGTTCTCCAATATCGCCTTGATATGTCTTGCCGAGCTTAGACACTTGATTTCGATTGCTTCGGTCAAGTCCTCCGTGTAGCCGTCTGGCGAGCATAGGTGGCTATTATTGAATCGCCACACTCCGCCTCGAATAAACTTCTTGCCTAGCCTGAACTCTGCTTCATCGATTGCGATAGGTTCTAGGTCGTGACCTCGTTCTCTGCTTGAGCCGAGTCCTTCGGCATCTTCTCCGTCATCGCCAGAGCCTACCGTGAGGCGTTCTGCGAGCGTTTCGTAGAACATTAGATTTATCTTGCTCAAGTCGAAGCCAAACTCGGCTTTGCGGTCTTTGGCGAAGTATTTTCCGAGCTTTGTGCCTGTAATAGCCCCCTCCCGAAGGCTCAGCCATTCGGTCGAGCCTTGCGGACACATCTCGTTAGTCAGTATTTCCATTTCGTAGCTCCTTCAGCTTGCGTTCGAACATCGTGCGGATGTGGTAGTTCTGTCCTTCGGTAGAGTTCGGGTATTTCGTCTTCAGCTCCTTTGCGTAGGCATCTACGCTTGCTTTGTCATCTAGGATGTCAAGGTGCGCTTGGATTTCCTCGAAGTCCATGCCGTATTTTTTGACGAACTTCTTCGGCTGATTCTGTTGGCTGATAGCCTGCGCCACCTCGTCTGCGCTGGCATATTCGCCACCTGCTAGACCGAAGTTTGCGAGAGCACGCCCGATGGCCGATGTTTCGCAGTTTTCGAGCGCCGATGTCTTGTTGATCGTGCTTGATTGGCGGTTCTCTTCTGCGTAGCCAGTCGCTATCACGAAGCCTTCCTTGTTGATGATTTCCGCCTTAATCACCACCGTGCGCTCATCGATGCTCACTAGGTTTGTCTGAATCCCTAGCTCTTGCTTGTGTTCTTCTCTGAATTCGCTCACCCTCTTGGCAACGGTTTTGTATTCCTTACCATGGATGTTGACTATTCCCGTGTCCGCCATTCTAAGCCTCCACGAAGTCGCTCTCTAGGAGCTCTTGAGTCTTCTTGACCACCTTCTTACTGTCGAGCTTTGCGACTGCCTCATCTGCTTCACGGTAGATTTCGACCTTCTTAATGAGCTTCTCGTAGTCCTTCTTGTCGAGTGCTCGCAGGTAGTCGATAGTGTCCATCTCTGGGTCGTAGAGCGGTTCGATTGGCTCTTCGACTGCCTGTGCTAAGACCTCTTTGTCGGTCATTTCTTCTTTGCGATTTCTGTTAATTTTGAACATCTTCAATTCCTTTCGTTGTTTTCTTTGATTTACCCCTTCGGCTAATAGTTCCGCCTTTTCTGCCGGCAATCTTGGCTCTTTGACAGCCAGTCAAGCCATCTTTACCGACTTTAAAGCTAGCGAATCCGCCAGTTCCTGGGTGGCTCGCTTTGCGACAAATTCTCTTGTAGAAATCTTTGCCGTATTTTTCGATATTCGTCTTGGCGGCTTTGAGCCCGCCCGCTCTAGTTCCTCCCATATTCTCCTTCTTCGATTCCTTCTAATAATTCCAAGAAGGCTCTCTTTATCAAGCTCATTACAACCCCCTCATGTCTTTGATATTGTCGAGCCAGGAGTTGACTTTTTCGACAGCTTCTTTATTCGCCTGCGCGATCGCTTCATCTACTTTGTTGAAGTCGACTTGGGCGAGCAATGCTTGCTTCACTCCGTCTTTGAAGCTGTCGAATTCTTCGTCATCTAAGTCCCAGCCATATGTCATCTGCTCGACTTCTCCGAAGACGAATTCATCGATTGCTTCATCCCATTCTTTGAGCCCTTTGTCATCTACCTCGGCCTCAATAAGGATGCTTGCTATCTTGTCGTTGATTGTCATTTGATTTCCTTCGTTGTTATTTGCAGATTGGCTCTGCGTTGATGTAGTAGTCGTATATCCAAGTGCAGTTGTTGCGCTCGGCATAATCGTTGATTTGTTGTTTGCGGTATTGTCCAACCGCTATTGCTCCCGTGAGTGCGATTGCTATCGCCACCACGATTGCGACTCTCTTCATTTGATTCCTTTCGTTGTTGTTGATTTGGTAGTTCTCTCGATTGTTAAGTAGGATTCGCAAGGCTATTCCACACAGCTTCGCACCAGTTTGATTTTGAAAAATCGCCCTGTTTAGGCGATTGGTTATGTCTTATAGTTGTGTTTTCTTTGTAAGATGTCCTAATATACATTGTGCGACATCCCAAGTTTCGGTATAAGACGATTAACCAATCGTCTTTTTGAATCTTTCTTTCAATTTACTTTCGTTGTTGAACTGTCTTTAGTATAGCGAATCGGTAGTGCTTTGTCAATACAATTTGCTTATGTTTTTTATTCCCCTAGCGTTCGACCGTTAAGTGAATCTTTGGCATCTTTGGAATCTTTTTGGCTATCTTTTTGCGCAATGATTCCTTTGGTGCGCCAACTGGCTCGAAGGGGGAAGTAGAGAAGACGAATCTGCCGTTAATCGGAATCGTCCGAAGAGCCGCCTGCTCTTCTGGCGTGAGGTGGACTTCCCTCCCCGTGCCTCGCATCTTGATCGTTCCACCAATGACTTGATTCCACTCTAAAAGTGTTATTTGGCGGTCGCTCATCCGATAGTGTTTCTTGAGCGATAATGCCAGCATCGAGCGAATGATTGATTGATAGTTGTCCATGAGTGTCCTTTCGTTGTTATTTGCGTTATTTCGCACATTGACCCATAGACTATCAACTTTTCGGTTAGAATCGCTCAGACGGGCTGTAGTGGGCTCAGAACGGCAATTTCTGCCGGGCTTCTTCCATGAATTTCTTATCCACTTTTTCGACCGGCTTGATTCCGAGCCTTCTGGCACGCTCACGATCAAGTCGCTTGATTTCGTGTGGCTGGCAAGGGTAGGAGTTCGGCGGGAAGAACTTCTTGCCACCCTCGTAGAGCGGAACACACTCCCAAGCGAGCGTTACTGACAGGCCATCATTTGATAGGACGTAATAGAACTGAGTTGGCATGGAGCGGAGCTGTGACTTGGTGAAGTCCTTCTTGCGCCACTCCCACTCGACTGCGATAGGTGCGCTCATTCTGGAATCTCCTTCAAGTAACTCTCAGGCATGTTGTAGAGCTTTCTAGGGTCTACCTGATAGCCTTTGACTTGCGATTCTTCATCCTTTAGAGAGAATACCCCTGCCCATCCCCGCTCTATCGACTGGTTAAGGATTGCTACCCTCTCCTTGTCTGTTTCGCCGAGCTTGTTGAGCTTGGCGATAATCAGCTCTAGGGCTTTGTTGGTCATCGGCTTCTTGATGAGCTTCCTGAACTTTACGAACTCAATAAGGGCATCACGGAGTTCTGTGGATTCTGTCGATTTCTGAATAATAGAATCGAAGTTTTCCACAGGCTTGCTTTGCGCCTTACTTACTTTCTTATTATTAGTATTTAATACTTTAGTATTTAATCTATTAGTATTTAATAGTGTCGGATTTTCCGACGACGGTTTTCCCGACGTCGGTTTTGCCGTCGTCGGAAAACCCGACCACGGCTGCTCAAAAATATCGTAGATAGCTTCACCGAGCTTTCCAGACTTATCTCGTGCTTGGCTTCTCTTTAGATACTTGAACTTCTCAAGCTCCTTGAGCGTAGCCATGATACTCTCTCGTCCGTCCGCCGATAGCTTCACCAAGCCTTCGACCGAATAGCCCCATCCATCAGGTAGAGAGAGCATCATCGATAGCAGTCCTTTGGCTTTGAGTGATAAATTCTTGTCACGAAAATGATAGTTGGCCATGACCGTGTAGTCTTTGGTCTTATTTACTCGAATTACAGGCATTGGAGAGCCTCCTTTGCCGAAAAGTTGTCTTGCATTATTCTTACCTCCGCAAGTGTTGCGAGGTGCGAAAAAGCACACCGAAATTGTGTGCTATTGCTGTGTGGATGCTTTAATTATAGCACGAATTATGGTAGAATAAAAGCAACCTTTAATCTTCCATAGATAAAGGTAAGTGAATCATTCGATTTGCTTTCGTTGTTGAGAACCGCTTCGTGCGGTTCTTCTTTTTTCCTTGAAAAAGGGGAGTCCGAAGACTCCCCGTGGTTAGATTGCGATTTCTGCATCCATGTCGGCGTATTCCTCTATAATGTCGATGATTTCGTCAAGGTTGCCGTCTAGCTCCCAAGTAACGAAGGCTTCATATTCGAAGTCGGTCACGGCGATCGTGCCGTAAGCCTGAAGCCTCTCCCAGAGTTCCCTCGTTGGCTTGCCGTTCGGTTTGAATACAATCAGCATACCTTCACCCCATTAAGAACGAAGAAGTCGATTTGCTTCTGAATGTCCTTGCGGAATTCGGGGTCTGGCGTATAAACATAGAGCCACACCAAAGCCCTCAGAATGCCGTAGGAAGCGACTTGTGGCGATTCTTGTAGGATTTCCCATGTTTTGCGCAAAAGCTCGTCAGACGGCTTGTGAACGCTTTGCAGGACGGTATGGTGAAGCTCGTCATGCATCCAGACGGGAATCTTGTAGATGAATCTCTCACGGAGCTTCTTGGCATAGCCAGAGTTCCACTCATTCTTCATGAAGAGCAGATGGTGCGAATTTTCTACAATCTTTCTCTTTTTGCTCATATCAAGCCCCCCTTTGATGAGCGATTTAAGGTGCGTTGTTTCCAACAGAGCCCAAGACGGGTGATTGGTCTTGAGCTCTGGCAGAACCTCCAGTAATTAAGTTGAGTGTAGTGTGTTTGCGAGAAAATGTCTGGAGGGTCGCCTCGGAGTGCTTGGCTTTAGCACTCATAAAAGCCCATCAGATTTGATGGGCTTCGATGAGGGCTAGGCTTTGATGACTAGATAATCGCAAGTAGTCGTGATTGCCTCCTCCGTTGGATTCTCTGCGACAATGTTGAAGCTACTCGTGGCTTTGTTTGCGGAGTTTACCTTAAGATTCGGGTTAGCGCTCGTCAAGAAGACCTTGTAGCTTGCGCTGGACTGGTTCGGAATTGTGATGCTTGCGGTCGTGCCTGCGCCAGCTTCTGCGCTGAGCGATACTGTGCCAGAAGCCACGATAGGCTCAGGGAGCTGATAGGCGTTGATTGCGTTGACGATGGCGTTAATGTTTGCGACAACTTTATCCAAGTCGTCCGCCTTCAAGACATCGAGCGGAACGAAGTCCATGCTCGGATATGGTAGCGTGATAGATATCATTATTTGTCCTCCAAGTAAGTTAATTCATCGGACGGCTTTGGCAGATTCTTCTTCTTTGCGGCCTTGTCGAGTAACTTCTCGACCTTCTCTTCATCTTCTTCGAGCGTGAAGACTACTAGGCTAAAACCTTTGTAGTTCTTAGCGTAGCGATAGCCTGTCTTTGGCAGAGGCTTAATTTCTTCGCCGTCATAGTAGCGCATACCTTTTGGAATTGGTCTGCAAGTGATTTCGTTGACTGGAGTAGGTTTCCAGATTGCTATTTTGTCGAGTAATAGCTTCATGATTCGAATATTCCTTTCTGTCGTGTGCTAGGTAGTATTTGGCGGTCTGAATGTCGCAATAGCTATATCGAATTCGACCTCTGGCGTATAAGGTGGGTCATCGATGCTGGTTCTTACGAAGTTATTCGTCCAATGACCGAAGGTAACATTGATAGTATTGGCATCGACTCGGGCGACTTGGATAATCCAGCTCTCATCTCTAGATATAGGGTTTAATAACTCGTTTCCTGCGTAAGTTGTTCCGAGGTAAGTCACTTGAACTTGTTCGATCGCTCCTTTGACTGCTGGGGCTGATATTGTCTTGACGACTCTTCCTACTGGAGAGAATAGAACATAGGTTGGGTCAAGAGGGTCGTAGTAGGCGACATCATGGGCTACTGGCGTGAATTTGATGTGTTGAGATTTCTTTCCCGTTTCTGCAAGCGCCAAGTAGTCAGAGTTGGCAATGAATCTATTCGGCTTCATCGTAGTAAATCCTGTAATATGCTTTGTAATCGCCCACGCCCTGTGGGAACGGTGCGGTAATAATCACGGACTGCTCGTTGACCTCTACGGCTTGTTTTCTGACTCTTAGCTGAGTGTTGGCGAATTGGCTGGCTTGAAGCTCTTGGATAATCCCCGTGCTCTGCCCAACCCATACCATTACCTGTGGCTTATAGCCGAGATTGTGGTTGATCGTGATAGGTTTAATGACAATAGGCCGAACGGAAGTATCTCGCTCTAGTATGACATCGCCAGCCATGAAGACTTTGCGATAGTTGTAGTCCGAGTTAATAATGAACCTCTCTGCATGCTGGCTTGTCGTGCCTGCATCTAGGTCTAGGTCTGTCGGCATGAAGGCATAGATTCTGTAATAGACTGGATGACTTGTGGCCTGGGTAGCATACAGCGTGATGTCCGTAGTGTTTGCCGTGGCCTGCACGGAATCCCATATCGGTTTGTATTCCTGGGTGACAGGGTCGAAGTAGTTTATTCCAGCGCTCATTGTGAATGGAATAGGCGATGTGAAGTCTTCTGTTTCGCTCCAGAATCCAAAGACTAGAGGGGCGAATCCGAGGTTGTGCGGTATTGAATAAGAATTGTATTCAAAGACGGCTTGTCCCTCTAAGAATAGAACGACAATATCAGTTGGTTGTTCCGAACTAATCTTGAAGTTGCGAAAATTCGGCATTAGCTCTCAAGCTCCTCTACGACATCCACGCCAGGAACGCTGATATATTGACCGAAGCCACTTGGGCTGCGCTCTGAGCCAAGATAGTAGCGCCTAGTATTGCTTGCATCCCGAACGATGAGGTCACCAGCTGACGAATCGATGATAATCTTGCCATCGTTACTCGATAGCATCTGGTTACCGTTATTTTTGACATTCTTAATTATTGCCATTTTCTACCTCCCCATATCTTTCGATAGTTAAAGTTGTGACTAGACCCTTATTGGTTAGCGAATCCTTCTTCCCTACGATTTGGTAGTTACCAACATCCTTGTAGTTGAGTGTAACGACATCGCCGAGTTCGAGCGCTGGATTCCCCTTCACTACAATCTCCTTCGTTGGCGAGTATTCGACACGCTTGGTCAGAATGTCCTCTGCGTAGGCATCGACATTCGCATAAGAACCGAAGTAGTCGTTATCATCGATGACGAGTAGCTGTTCGCCGAACTTCTCGACCGACACATCCTCGTATGCATCGTATTCGAAGGTGTCCACAATCTTCGCTGGCTCGCCCCAGATGCGAATCGTCTTCAGAGATATCGCTGTCTGATTCGTATTAGTGACGATAATCTTCATAGATTCTGCGAATCTTGTAGCTGTCACGGTCACGCCGCTTGTGATTCTGTTGCCCGATAGGTCTACGGCCACGAATCCAGTATCTGAGTCGGTAGTAGAGTTCGCAAAGGTTGTGTCTGCCGTCCAGCACGGATTATCGAAGTTGAGCCAGAAGGTCGCAAGACCTTGCCGTGGAACTCGATAGGTATCAGAGTCTGCGCTCGAACGATAGCCATCGTCATTATTCGCCAAGAAGACAATCTGACGGCTTTGAACGACTCGGACATTGCTCGTAATCTTCAGGTGATTCACCACGCCACTCTCACGGCTCGGCTTGTAGCTCACAATATTCGACTCATCGAAGGTGGCTACTGGTTGCAATACTCCGCCATCGTTTCGTGGCGTAAAGCGAATGATTCCCGTTTCGCTAAGCCAAAGCCTGCCGTTCTCTGCTTGAACTAGCTTGCGGAGTGCCGTGCCTGCTTTAGTGCCGTTAGTGAAGTAGACAAACGGAATGGTGTTGTTGCCTTGGTCGAGGTCATACATCGTGGAATCCAGCCCAAACTGCTCTAGAATCACGGCGATCGCTTGGTCTGTTCGGACATCCTTGAGAAGCACCGTAGACTGAAGGTCTTGGTTTGCTATTTCGCTCAAGAAGTCCATCGCCGACCAAGTCATCGTGATGTCGTCAATGCCCGAATAGTGTGGCAATTCTTGCGTTAAGCCAACGAATGACGGCACTAGGCCGACCTGCTTGAAGCCGAGGTGCGTGCGAATTGGGCGTTTAGGCAGAATATTCTCGGCAATAGGACTATCGCCACCGAAGGTGAAGTATCCGTCCGTGTTGTCGAGAGTGAAGTCTAGGATTGCGCTCTGGACATTATATGGGAACTCGATAGAACGATTCACGCTCATCGAGATTAGGCGGTCATCTAGGCGCTCATAGGTGAAGGAATCCCAATATTGCAAAGGCTGAGTGTCGCTTGTCGCCAAGACATCCGTGCCGTCTAGTTGACTCTCGTCAAGGACAAAGAAGCCCCGATAAGGCTCTTGAACCTTATCGAAGCTGATGCCGATAGCCCAGTTCAGAGGGCGAACTGAGCCATTGGCGATTCGGTTAAATTCTTCGGTCGTGCTAATCATTGGTGCTCTGCCTTAATTCGATAGTTACATTTCTGCGACAGCTACACTCGTTGATTACACCGCCGTCCGTGAGCTTCATTCTGACGGCTTGAGAGGTCACTAGAGCCGTGTTTGTGAGCAAGTCGGTCATAGTTAGCTCTGGATAGACTCCCGTGCTGAATTGGCGCGTATAGAAGCCTCGTAGCCGTTGATAGGTAGCGTTGTCCATCTGCTTCCAGCTCTGCTTCCAGACCTTCTTCAAGTAGAGGAAGTCCGTGTAGACATTGCCGTCTAGCGTAGTGTTGTCCGAAGCGCCTTCGACATCGTTGTCTGTGATTGGAATCTGCAAGACATCGAAGTGCATATCGTCTGTTTGGTCGTGTAGTGCTAATCTATACATTTTTCCTCCTTACAATGCCATTGCGCCCATTCTTGAGCGGTCGACCTCTTGAATCTTGTTCCAGATATCGAGAGCGACTTCACGCTTCTGCGATTCGCTCGTGGCATAGATGCCTTCTACATTGATCGTGATATTCCCTCTTGCGCCACCGAGTTGCTGGAGCATTGAAGCCATCTTGGATTCTGGAACGACCCACTCGTCTTCGCCACCTTCGCCTGCCAGAATCAAGCGACCGCCTGCCGTTGATGGCACGATACCACCAGTTTCCATGCGACCGAGGTAGATTCTGTTGAGGTAGCCGAGATTGACCCCTGGCACATTGTTAATCACGCCAATAAGACCGTTGATAGCGTTGATTGGCTGGTTGATGAAGTTCTCGATGAAGCTCAGAACGCCGTTAATCGCATTCTTGAACATTTGCCCAATAGCTTGGCCGAAGTTTCCTGCGAAGCTTTGGAAGATGCTCTTTAGTCTGTTCCAGAGGTTCGAGAATAGTTGCCCGAATGCGCTGAATAGTGCGCCAAGAATCTGTGGCACGGCTTGGACGAGCGCCAAGAATAGCTGAACGCCTGCTTTGATTACCATTTCGATAGTTTTCGGGTCGGTCAGATAGGTGATGAGGTTGTCGATGATATCTGGCAGAGCTTCGAGCAGAGCCGTGATGATTTGCGGAATCGCCTCGATGATGCCGAATAACAGCTGGAATCCTGCTTGTAGTAACATCTGAAGGTTCTCTGGTGCGGTCAGAATCTTGACGAGCTCGATGACAATAGCCACTAATGAGCTCAAGATTTGCGGTAGGGCTTGGACGATTGACTGAATCAAGCCGATTGTAGCCTGCAAGATGCCAGGCAGTAGCTGTTGAAGCAAGATAGGTATTTGTTCAAGAATAATCGGCACGAGCTCTTGAATGAGCTGAACGATGCCCTCCACGATAGCTGGCAGAATCGCCGAGATATTTCTGAAGGCGTTGCCGAGATTCTCGACTAGCGTGCTAATTGCTCCAGAGATTGCCTCGTTATCACCAGAAGCGAGCGAGGTCAGGACATTCTCCCAAGAGGCTTTGACGGCATCGATTGAGCCAGAGATTGTTTGTGATGATTCCCTAGCCGCATTACCTGCGATGTTGAATTCTTCCACCGTCTTGTGAATTGCATCATACATCTGGTCGAGCGACACCTCGTCAAGGCTCTTGATAGCTTTGCCTGCCACGCCAGTCTTATTGATAAGCTCAATCATGCCCTCTTGGGTTGGCTTGATACCAAGCTGAAGGTTGTCGAGCATGGTGAAGTTATTGCGAGCAAGGCCTTCGAAGGCTCTGCTGACCATTTCAGCATCTGCGCCAGTAGCCGTTACGATATCTCGTTGGTCAGTTAATGACTGGTTAAGGATTTCGACCGCTTTGGCTTGGTCACCCGTGGCGTTAATCATCGCAGGGCCGAGCTTATTCATCGTAGACAGGTAGTTGTTGGCATTCAAGCCAATATTGGCGAATTGCATCGATTGCTCGGCTAGGTTCTTGCCGATTTCATCGCCGAAGATTAGCTCTGCGCCACCGCTGAACTGCTCGAAGTCCGCATAGGAATCTAGAGCCGCTTTGCCGATGCCTACTATTGCGGTAGCCGCACTTGCAGCCGCTGTTGCTACTACGGCAAGACCAGCCTTGCCTGCGACTGCTAGTGCCGACAATTTGCCTTCAGATGCGCTTGCGCCATCGCCTATCGAGCTGATAGAGGCTTTGGCATCGCTAACGCCACTCTTCAGGTCTTTGGTATTCAGTTTGACGAGATATTCGACCTCGCCGATAATATTACTCATCTATTTTTGCTCCTTCTTTGTAAGGGCGCATCCCGTCTTCAAAGGCTTTGTTGGCTTTGGATTTGCTTGATGCCATTGCCGAGCTGATGCTCGTGCGATTGGCTGAAGCCTGCTCGATGAGCTTGTGATACCAAACCTTGCGAGCGCCTTCCAGTAAGACGAATGCTTTATCTAAGGTGATTTCGTTATTTAATATCGCCATCACGCCTGCCCATCCGAAGTAATAGCCGAATTCTGCCGTCAGATAGATTTCTGGCGACACGCTCACGCCGTCTTCTCTGCCCTCGACTCGTTTTCTGTAACGCTCTTGCGCCTTCTTCCAGTCTTCGGGCTTCATCATTTCGGAAAGTCTAGGCATCGGCGAAGATATCCTTCATGAGCTGTGGCATCTTCTGCGCTCCTAGTGTGTGGACGATTTGCTTGGCGATCGTTTTGTCTTCCGTTCCGTCATCGAAGGCCTTTAGATAGACCGCTTCGATTTGCTCGTTGATTGCGCCAATCTTGTCGGTTAGGGAGATGAATTCTTTGAATTCTTCGCTATTTGGGTCAATGTTGCCTCCGAGTTTCTTCTGAATCTTCTCAGATTCCTGTGCGAGCTTTGCAACTTGGCGACCGAGCGAGCTGATGTCCAACGCCTCGCCTGCGCCGAGCTGACGAACCTTGATTTTCGTGCCGTCTTCGGTGGCGATGACTTTGGTAGTTAGATAGTTGTCCATTGATAACTTGAACATTTGATTTGATTCCTTATATTATTTGATACTTCTATTGTTCGTTTGACTCGTGAGCTAGGTTTTGTGTGGTAAAATTAGACAAAATAACAACGAAAGGAAAGTATGTCCGAAGACAATTTGAGAGGCAACGATAAGGCACAGTATGTCCGCCAGCAGAAGGGTCATTCTTTGATTGCTCACATCCTACTTATCTTTGTAGGCGTCGGCATCTTCACGATTCCATATATCACAATCTCGAAGAACCACTACTGGCACGCTTAGCCAGTCAAAAAACCACCTCTCGGGGTGGCTTTTTGATTCATTGAACTAGGCTTGGACTGGAATGGTTGCGCCGGCAGTGACATCCCATTCACTCTTCTGCGTAAGGTCGCCCGTGCCGAAGCGCATAACGCCGTTGGCGGTCTTCTGAGCGTTGAAGGTGACTGGAAGCTCGAATGCGCCGTCTGTCGAGAGCGTTGCTTCGACATTTTTGATGATATAGGCGGCGAAGATATGAATATCGTCATTGTCCGAATCTGCGCAGACCTGATGGAAGTTAATTTCATAGGTCTGTGGAGTCGAACAGTTGCTACCGCCGAGCACCACATTGCCAGTCGTTCCTTCGCCCGTTGGAGCGTTGTAGGCATCTGGGAAGATGACCTGCAAGTAGTCCATGTTCGGGAGGAAGATTGTGGCTTCTGCGGTTGCCTCTTCTACACGGCCATTTGGCATAGTGAATGTTCCTGCCTGGGTTTCGGTTTCGGTCGTTCCCTCGGTGTAGGTGATGGTGATTTCACCGAGAAGCTCGGCATCGATGAGAGTCTTGCCGATGGACATTTCCCAGTTGCCAGCCGTCAAGGTCTTGGTCTTTGTAACAGCCATTTAATTCTCCTTTAATAGTAGAGTGTGCCCGTTGCCGAGTAGATGATTCGTCCTTGCGAATCTAGGCCATAATTCGAGATTGAGCTTGGTGGCATTATAGTCACATTGCTGAATCCCTCCGTGATGGTCTGAGAGCCGTTTTGAACGCTCGGAAGGGCGCAAACTACATAGTTGTTGTTAAGTAGGTCTAGAATCGCTTGCAAGCGCTTGTAGCCATCGACATCGCTATTTCCTCGGCTATATAGCTCGAACTGGACGACATTTCGTCCGCCTCGCTCTTTGGTCTGCCCTATATCTGCGATATAGATGCCAACTTTGTCGAGTGTGAGCTTCTGCCAGAAGAGGTTTTGGTCGATGACTCCTAGACCATTGTTCTCGATGAACTTCAGAAGGCTAAGTGTAATCATTTGATGAACTCCTTAATTCCTCTCTTCGATACTGCATCGCCAGATTGCTTCAGATAGTGCGCATGAGTTCCAGGGGTGGTGTAATTGCGCACGACTCGGCGACCATCGCCACCGAACTCCTGATATCTTGCGTAGGCTAAGCCTTTGCCGTAGCTGACCGCCATAGTGTTATCATCGATTCGTTCTATCCGTGCGCTTCGAGCCAGGTCTTTAGAGTCCTTTGGCACTACGAGCTGTGAGGTGTTCTTAATCGATTTGCACATGGCTTCAGCGGCTTTGAGTAGGTCTGCGCCAGTCTGACGAAGCCAGTTCTCGGAGTAGTCTTTGATCGTGATAGAGCCGACAGTTGTCCTAGACATAATCCGCCCTTTCGAGCGTGAATGTCAGATGCTCGACCAAACCGTTGTCGAAGTTCTTGCCTTCTGTAACCTCGCTAATCTGATAGTAGATTCCGTCTTTGCAGATGCCATGCCCTACCAGTTCTGAGTAATCCCAGCACTTGTAGTCTTCAGGGTGAGCGTGAAGCGTGGATGTCGACTGTCGGGTTTCGATGTTATTGCCAGTAGAACTTGACGACCTGAGCTTGAAGATGCCCTTTAGGGGCGTTCTGCTCGTGATTTGGTTGCCGTAGACTCCGCCACGGGTGATGTTAAGGAATTCGTAATCTTCTTCAGCGAATACTTCGAATACTGTTGGTGTCATAGAATCTCCTATCTTCGCAGATTGTCTTGCCTGGGCGAATCCGTCCGCACTTGGTATAGCTACGAAGCGTGAAGAGATTCTGAGCGACTAGGTTCTTCTCGATATCCGCATCTTCTCGGAAGCTGATGCTATAATCCTCGACCTTCTTTGACGATACGGTCGGGTCATAGTGATTGCGCACCGAGATTGCTTTGAAGAAGTTTCCGATTACGAACTTGAGGTCGGCAGGAATCTCCCCATCGCCCTCATCGGTTGATGGGAAGAGTTCCTCAAGCGTTGCGCACAAGTAGCCCTCTACCTGCTTTTCAGCGACCTGAATCAAGGTGTCGAAGTTCTCGAACTCTTGGTCGGTCAGCTCTCTGCCGATGAGTGCCTGAAGTTCATTTGCTGTGATTTGTGTGAACGCCATTTAAGCCTCCTAACTAAGCCTGAGCGTTGTAACCAGCCGCTACACGGTTGCCGTATAGAGAACCAGCAACGGAGCGCTCGACAAGCATAGCATCGGTGTTGTAGTCGAGGTCGAAGGCGGTGCGAACCATTTCGTTGGTGCTGAAGAGAGCATAGCCCTGGTCTGCGTAAGCGATGACATCGTAGTCTGCGCCATCCATTTCGTCCATCTCGAAGATGACCGTATTTGGGAAGAGGGTGCTTGCGCTTGTGCCTGGGGCGATTAGGTAAACACCAGATTCGGTCTTGGAGATTTCAAAATCGGTCAATACGCCTGGGGCGACAACGACAACCTTGCGACCGCCGTTGATAGCACGAACCTGAGCAAGTGTTTTCTTGATTTTGTCGAAGATGTTGTCGGTTGCGCTGTGAGTGACAGCATTAGCGACAGCGTTCTGATATGCGGTGTTGCCAGCGATATCTGCGGCCATGCTCCAAAGACCACGAGTGCCATCGAAGACACGGTAGTCTGCGCCAGATTCTGGCTGAGTGCGACCATCGCCGAGGATTGCGCCGAGGGCGATTTCGTTAGCTACACGAGCACCAAGCTCTTCGACACGGAAGCGAAGCAATTCGCCAGTCGTATCGTCCAAGATGTCCTGTAGATCATAGTCTTGGCGCTTGTAGACCAATTTCTGCTTGAGGTCACGGCGAGTGCTTGTAACGGTCTGAACAGCCTTCTGATCGCCTTTCTTGTGACCTTTAGCACGGATGCCTTCACCTTCACCGCCGAATGCATAGAGAGCTGCAGCTGGGGCGTTGATGTTGCGGAAGGTAGATAGAATCGAGCCTTTGTCTTCCCAGGTCTTGAAGAAGATGCTTGCGATTTCGGTTGGCAAGATTGCATCACCAGTAATGCCCTTGCTTGCTAGGTGAGCCTTAAGAACGGCTTTGGTTGCCTCTGCGCTCTGACCCTTAGTGTCGATGATGGCTTTCTTGAAGACATTCATGTAGTCCTTAGAAGCCAAGTAGTTCTCGGAGGTAGCTTTGACTGCGACTGCTGGAGTTGCGATAGCTTCCTTTGCGATTTCTTTGTCCATTTCGGATTCCTCTTTAGTTGATTCTTCGGTCGTTTCGGCTTCGGATTCTTCGGATTTCTCTTCTTCCTCTGCTACGGATTCGCCTTCCGTTTCGGTGGCATTTTCTGCCTCGGCTTCAGGTTCGGATTTCTCCTCGTCTTCGGCCTTTTCTTCGGTAGCTTCTTCTACTTCAGCTTCGGTGGCTTCGTCAGCCTTGAGGGTGACTTCTTTGCCGTCTACAATGGCTTTGAATGAGCCATCTTCGTTGCGCTCGACAAGCTCGATGCCTTCGACAGATTTGACTGCCAAAAGACGGGCTTCTTTGTTAGCGCCACGAAAAACCACAGACACCTCGATGATTTCAGCGTTGCTGATTTCACCTGAGTCTTGGTTGTAGTCGAAGTCCGCCATCGTAATGCTGAACGCATTGTCTAGATGACCTTCCTCGATTAGCTGAAGGATTTCCTGAGCCTGTTCTCTGTTGCTGATTCCTGCCTCGAAGATAAGTTCGCCATTCTCGAAGTAAGCCTTGCGGACACTTCCGATGACATCCTTTACATCGAAGGAATGATTCAGCATTAGAGGGATGTCGACATTGTCGACTCCGTCCGCCTTGATGTCGCCAGCGATAATCTCGCCACCGCCCTTGAGTGGGAGGCGCAAGCTTGCTGTGTCGACCTTCTCGTAATGGCGGTCTTGCTCAGCTGAAGATGCTACGAAGGTGATGGTTCGCTCTTCTGCCTCTTTGCCCTCTACGGACTTAATAAGACATTTGAGCTGTGCCTTTTCCTTTGGCATCTTTGCTCCTTTGTTTAGTTAGCGACAACGCTCATTTGAGCATTGTTGTCTGATTTCACTCTCTGTCGTTCTCGTGTGCTAAGAAAAAGATAAAAGCCTAAAATTGTTGTTGACATATCGGTATGACTGATATAGAATAGAATCATAGCAACAACGAAAGGAGAATATATGAAACTACGCAATAAAAAGACAGGGGAGATAAAAGACTTTGGAAACCTACAAGTTTATGCCGAGACAGAAAACACCGACGAGAGTCAATTATTGGGCAATTTTGATTCTTTTAAGCAGATATTAGAGTATTACGAAGATTATATCCCGAAAGAGCCACTCATTAAAGACGAGAAAATTCGCGAGGCTGTCCGAGCGTGGGCGGAAGCTAACGGTATTAAGGAGATAATTATATTTGACCACTGCAACAATGCTCCCTATACGCCTGTTGGAGCGGTGGAGTTTGCAGGAAACGCCAGTCGCTTAAAGACACTATTTAGAACAGAAGAACGGTTCGATACGAATAGGATATATACCATCGCCGAACTCTGCGGAGAGGAGAAAGAATGCGAGAGCTAAAGTATAGAGCGTGGGACAAAGTCGAGAAGAAGATGCTTTTCGATGCTGACCCATTCGCCATTTATGTTTCTGGAAGCAACGAGCCGCTCTTGGCGGAAACGCACAGGAACGAGGACTGCATCTTTGAGCAATACACTTGCCTCAAAGATAAAAACGGTAAAAAGATATACGAGGGGGATATAGTCGAAGCCTTCATTGATGGCGTTTGGGATGCCGGGAATGCCGTATGCTTCGGAAAGAAAAAGTGGAAGCTTGAGGTTATCTACAATGATATTCGATTTATGGATGTCTTCAGGGTCATTGGGTCAAAGAACTGTCCAGACCGAATCTACTACTTATTCGATAAAGAGCTGTCCGAGCTAGAGGTTATCGGCAATGTGCATGAGAATCCAGAATTCTTGGAGGTAAAGGATGTCGACTGAAGCCCAGAAGCGAGCTTCGGCGAAGTATGATGCAAGCAACACCGTTCGCATCACCCTGAAGCTCAATAAGAAGACTGATGCCGATATCATCCAGAAGCTCGAATCAGAGCCGAACAAGAACGCATATATCAAGGAAAAGCTCAGAGAATGAAAAAGCCGCCCCGAGAGGCGGTCTTTTCTTTGGCTAGTCGCCCTTGTGGTAGTCGCTAGAACTCTTAACGAGTGCTGCACCTAATACGACATTTATAGCTGCTATAACTAGCTGTATAGTCTGGTCAATCTCCGTTCCGAAGCCGAAGCCCCAGATTTTTGCTAGTCCAGTATAAAGCACCTGAATAAGTGGCAATATAACGATCGCTACGATTTTCAAAATGTCGTAGGTTTTATTCGTCATTGGAATCATTACATTCTTCTCCTTAGCGTTATTCTCGATTTCTTGCATCTGCGCCTGAATCTTCGCCAATTCTTCGTCCGTCAGCCCGCTTGGATTGTCTTCTGGGCTTATTACAGGCTCGTCCTGTGGGTTTTCTGGCTCGACTGGCTCGATTACTGGCTCTTCGTCTTTTGGCTCGTCAGACGGCTTTTCTGGGGCTTCTGGCGCAGGTTGTGGCTGTGGCGTTGGCTTTGGCGTGAGCGCATCGAACTTGAAGCCGTTGGTGATTTTCTTCGTGAAGGAATATTCCGTTAATAGGAAGGTCATACCGATAGTCTTATTCTCGACTTTGCCGTAGATGTCGATAGCGGTATCTTTGGCGAACTCCTTGATTGCTACGATATTCTCGGCGTGAGTGTGGTTGAAGTCGTAGAGGTGGGTCGTGCGTGTGGTGATATAGGTTTCGGTCTTATCGAACTTTGTCCAGACGAGCTCGGCTTTCTTGGTTGGGTAGTTGATTTCGTTTGCTCGGTCGCAGATTTCTTGTAGCTTCGGGTATAGATAAGGCCCAGGGCAGACGGTGCATGCTCCTTGCCAGTCTTTGTGGCCAGATAGAGCTGGGTAGTCCGCATCCGGGTTAATCCAGAGCTTCCCTAAGCCGTTGCGCTTGGCGATATCTGCCACGAGCTTGCAGAGCGTGTCGAATGTTTCGTCTGATACCTTCCAATCTGGTGCGCCTGTACTGTTGGTGGTTTCGATGCCGATCGTGGCGCTATTGCCTGCCCAGTTTGAGCAATGCCAGGCGGTATCTTCTTCCCTCACATACTGATGAACTTGCTTGCCACCTACGCCGTAGTGCGCCGAAC